GCAAGACAATTGATAAACAAAGAAAGTTTGTCTCCATCAACAGTCAGAAGAATGTTCTCATTCTTTGCAAGACACGAAGTTGATAAGAGAGCAGAAGGATTCAGATCAGGAGAAGATGGATATCCAAGTGCAGGAAGAATAGCGTGGGCATTATGGGGTGGTGATGCAGGGTTTACTTGGTCAAGAAGAAAAGTAAAGGAATTAGACAGAGAAAGAGACAAACAGTTTGATTTTGAGATGGAATATCTATGTTGTGATGACTGTGGAACAACAGTGGAGATGGATACCAAACAAATATCAGCAAGAACAAAAAAGACTTTAGAAAACAAAGTCAAAGAACACAACGAGAAACATGGAGACAAAAAAGGAAAGAGAGTGACATTGAGAATGTTATCAGCAGTTTTTAGAAGGGGAGTTGGTGCTTACAGAACAAATCCTGAATCTGTGAGACGAAATGTGATGGGGCCTGACCAGTGGGCAATTGCAAGAGTGAACGCATTTTTATATGCTGTCCGTACTGGAAGATTCAGAAGTGGTAAGTTTGACAGAGACTTATTGCCATCAGGACATCCTCTGAGGTCAAATAAATAAAAGATACTGTCTGTTCTATTTGTGGACATGATTTGCTCGTAGTCAACAGCACGATAAGATGCTATTATTGTGAAAGGTTCAACTATGATATGCATCCTGAGTGGATTGATTTTGTGATAAAGAAACGAGAGAAAAAAGATGATTCAGACCAAAAGGATAAGTAGAGGTAGACTTCTTTCCGCAAGACGCACACTGATTCAACAAACTAGGATTCGTCAATCCTTTGAAAGACAACTGTTTACATCTTTGATCAGATTCTTTGAAGAAAATGGAAAAATAGCAAGATCTGAATATTCCAATGGGGGTGTTAGATTATTAAACCTTGATACAAGATTGGGTCAGATACTTCTTCCTCATTATCGTTCTGTGATAACACAAATGTCAGGACAGTTTGTTTTTACCAAAGAGGAAACAGACTTTGAAAGATTAGTAAGACAATTCATCACAACAGTAGCAGGAATCAGGATCACACAGATATCCAACACAACAAGAAGGATAATCAACAGAATAATTTTACAAGCTGAGTTGGATGGTCTTGGGGTAGAACCTACAGCTACAAGAATCATTGAGCAGACAAAACCAAGTTTCACAAGAAAAAGAGCGGCACTTATAGCAAGAACAGAAACACACTCAGCATCATCATTTGCAAATCAGGCAATGGCAGAGAGTTTTAATCTTCCTATGAAAAAGAGATGGATCAGTACTAATGACAACAGAACACGATCACACCACAGAGCAATGAATGGAACAACAGTTGATCTTGATGATGATTTTATTGTACCCTACAAGGGAGTTGAGTACAGAATGAAACACGCAGGAGATCCAAGAGGTGGGCCTGCCAATATAATAAATTGTAGGTGTGTGATTTTATATTTAGAACCAGATGATCAGATAATTGAGGAATAAATGCGATTGACAAACAACACATATGGAATTCGCAATATAAATGAAAAAATTACTGGAACAGTAAAGAGTATTCATTTTTATAAATTTCAAACTGTCAATGATGCTATAAAAGACTATGCACAGAAGTTTGATAACTGGAGAGATCTTTATTTTAAGGATATTTCTCTTACATCAGCAAAAGCAAAAACATTTACAGATGAAGTAAATAAAGCAGTTACTGATAATAAAAAGTTAGATAAGGATACTTTATATTCTAAGGTCAAATGATATTTCCAAGTAAGAAATATTCTATCATCTATGCAGACCCTCCTTGGGCATTTAAGAATTGGTCGAAAAAGGGAGAGGACAAAAATGCTACACAACACTATTCATGTATGAACATTGAGGACATTTATAAGTTACCAGTAGAATCTATTTCTGAAGATGATTGTGTTTTGTTTTTATGGGTTACTTATCCATTGTTAAAAGAGGGTTTACAGACAATAGAAAGATGGGGTTTTACATATAAGACTTGTGCTTTTAGTTGGGTAAAGAGAAATAAAAATAAGAATAGTTTTTTTTGGGGTTTGGGATATTGGACAAGATCAAATAATGAAATTTGTCTATTAGCAACTAAAGGAAAGCCAAAGAGAGTATCTAGTTCTGTTCATCAGATTATATATGAGCCAATAGCAAGACATTCAGAGAAACCTCAATGCGTCAGAGACCATATAGTTAAACTCTGTGGCAATGTACCCAGAATAGAATTGTTTGCTAGAAATGTAATTGGAAGTGGTTGGGATAGTTGGGGAAATGAAACAATTACATGAGGAAGGATCAAAGACCAGATCCATTTGAAGTTTTCATTCTCTATCTTTTAATTTTGATTTGCTGTCTGTTCTTTACAGTTACAAATTGGGATAATCTTTTATTCTTTCCCAAGCTATTCTGACATTCTATTTGTCAACAAACCTTTTTGTCTGGCAATCATTACAAAATCACAGATTGGATTTAACTTGTTTCTTTCATTTCCATGTTCTCCTTTGAGAACAGTTGTTGGGATCAACACATCACAATATACAAGTCTGTTCTCATAATCTGTCATAGTTGTTAATCTGTTTTCTTTTTTGTATGCACTCCACAAATCTTTTGCTTTCTGTGTGTTCAACTTCATACCAAACATCTCTGGTGTCACTTGGGTAGCAGGAATTTTATCAAAATAAAAATCTAATTCTTTTATTTGTACATCTTTGCTCATTTAGTTCTCCTTTTAAAAAAGTCCCCTCTGGCTATGAAGGATGAAAGAAACCAGAGGGGGTAGTTTACCCTATCTTCGAGGCAAGCAGTGTATAAACGAGATAGGGGTTCATGTGTTCCTTTCTAATGGCATGATATCATCATCATTATCAGTTTCTTTTTCTTGTGGATTATTGAATACTTCTGGTATTAAAAATTTTACATGGACAGCACCTCCACTGAAACTAGATACATAAAATTTTGTAGGTGCTTTTTCCAAATAATCCAAGACCTCTTTTATACTCATTAGTTGTTTCATTTTCCTTTTCTAACTCCCCTTTTGTTGAAAGATGTTTATATAATAACATTATGTTTATAGGTTGTCAATACCTTTTTTTAAGTTTTTTTAACTTTCTTTATTTTTGTATCAGTGCTATAAGAATATATTATGCCTATACCAAAACCAAATAGTGGCGAGAGTAGAGATAAATTTATGAGTCGTTGCTTGTCATCTGACGTTATGCAACAAGATTATTCTGACAATGCTCAGAGATTTGCTGTTTGTAGCAGTTCATTTGATGATAAGGATAAAAAAATGTTTGATGAAGAAGAGCAAGAAATAACGACAGGATATTTTGAAGTAGAAGCAGAATTAAAAGCATACCATGATGAAGACGAGAAAGAAAAAGACAAAGGTATGTTTGAAGGATATGCTTCAATATTTGGAAACAAAGATCTAGGCAATGATGTTATAGAAAAAGGAGCATTTATGAGATCCCTTAGAAGAAAGGGAGCAAAGAAAATAAAAATGCTTTATCAACATGACACGAAAGAACCCATTGGGGTTTTTGATAAAGTCATGGAAGATCAGAATGGTCTGTATGTAAAAGGCAGACTTGCAATGGGAACACAAAAGGGCAAAGAGGTTTATGAACTCATGAAGATGGGAGCAATAGATGGTTTGTCTGTAGGATATAGGGTTGATGCCAAAGGTCATCATTATGATGACAAGAGAAAGTATAGAGTTCTCAAAGAGGTAGACCTTATGGAGATATCAGCTGTTACTTTTCCTATGAATCCACGCGCAAGGATTCAAGCTGTAAAAAGTGACATGACTGTGAGGGAATGGGAGCATAAACTACGAGAGGTAGGTAACTTGTCCCATTCTGAAAGCAAAGTGGCGGCATCTGCTGTCCATAAAGCTCTTAGTCAACGAGAGGTTGATAAGGATGCTGATTTATTAGGCATTATCAATGCTACAACTCAAATTTTAACTAAATAGGAGCTAGTTATGACAGAAGAAGTCAAACAGGCAGTTGAGGGCATGGGGAAAGCCTTTGAGGAATTCAAAGCTACTTATGACTCAAGACTGGATTCACTAGAGAAAAAAGGAACTGTAGATCCTCTAGTGGATGACAAGATTAAAAATCTTGAAGCAGACATGGACAGATTGGAAGATATCAATCAGAAATTGACCAAAGCTGAATTAGAGCAGAAGAATATTTCTGAGAAGATTGACTCTTTTGAAACTATGTTGAAAAGACCAGAAGCAAATCTCACAGCAAATGAAGTTGATACCAAAATGGAATCCTTTGAGAAGTTTATCAAAAAGGGAACTGATGGTATGGATGAGATGGAAAAGAAAGCACTTACTGTTTCTGACGATACAGGAGCAGGCTATCTTGCACCACCAGAGTATGTGAACGAATTGATCAAGACCATCACTGAGATCACACCTTTCAGAAGTGCCGCTAGGGTCAGAACGACAAATCAAAAGTCAATTCAGATTCCATCAAGAACTGCAACATTCACAGCACAATGGGTTGCAGAAGCAGGAACAAGATCTGAAACAACTGGATATACTACAGCATTAGAAGAAATCCCAACACATGAGATTTATGCTCAGGTTGATATTTCAAATCAAATGTTGGAGGATTCAGCATTCAATCTTGAAGCAGAAATGCAACAGGAATTTGCTACTCAGTTTGCAAAGCAAGAGGGTAATTCATTTGTTGTTGGTGATGCAATTGGGAAACCACAAGGAGTCATCACAAATGCTAATGTTGCTACTGTAAACTCAGGAAGTGGTACACTCCTTACTGGAGATGGTTTGATCACCTTGGTACACTCTATCAAGTCAGACTATGGACAGAATGCTTCTTTCATGTTCAACAGAACAACTCTTGGTGCTATTAGAAAGCTGAAGGATTCAGCAGGACAATATGTATTCCAAGCAGGGATGATGTTGACAGCAGGAGTTCCAAACTCTGTTCTTGGTTATCCATATGTTGAAGCACCAGATCTAGCAGATGTTGGTTCTTCAGCAAAACCAGTTATATTTGGTGATTTTAACAGGGGTTACATGATTGTTGATCGTGTTAATCTTTCAGTACTTCGTGATCCATTTACTCAGGCATCTACAGGAAATGTAAGATATCTTGCTAGAAGAAGAGTTGGTGGTCAGGTTGTATTGCCAGAGGCCCTTGTGATTCAAGTAATTTCAGCTTAAAGGGGGTATTTATGAAAGACTTATCAAATAATATTAGTCCTGCAATCTCTATCATTCCTGCTGTGAGAACAGCGGCTGTTAATGGTAGTGGTGTAGATTTACAAGGATACGAGTCAGCAACAGCTGTGGTATTTGTTGGGGCAGAGGGGGATACTCTCTCAAGCTCAGTTCATTTTGAGGTTTCATTGGAGCATTCAGATGACAATTCAACATTTACTGACGTTGCTCAAGCAGATATCGTAGATGGCACAATATCATCTGGTGGTATCTTCCTGAAAATGGATGGTACAGCAGGTGGTAATCCAGATACAACTGGAGAAATCCACAGAGTAGGTTATGTTGGTGGCAAGAGATATGTTCGTGTAGTTCTTGCAAAAACTGGAACTCACTCAACTGGTACTCCAATTGGTGCAATGATTATCAAAGGTCATGCTAGATCCTCTGGTGACAACGCCTTTACTGCACACGCATCCTAAATGCTAGCTTGATGGAGGGGAGAAATCCCCTCTATCTTTAAGGTTTAAAATGAAGATAAAAATTACAAAAGATATTATTGGATCTGCAAATGAACATGGTTCTGCAACTCAAATGTATAAAACAGGAGATGTAATTGATTGTGTTCAACCTTGGCAAAAAACTCTTGGGATGCAGTTCATGGAAGCAAACTCAGCAGAAGAAATAAAAACTGTAGAGCCAACAGAAACAAAAAAAGTCAGAGCAAGAACAAAATCAGGTCATTACATTGCTGATGATCCAAGCACACCTGATGTAAATGAAGCATGGGAAACCAAGACTGATAAAAAGTAAATAGGATCACTTATGAGCCGTACATTAGATTCCAATATAACTGCGGCAATATCAGAAGGAAATATCAGTCCCTTTTTTGCTTTCCAACTAGATTTTCAAAGTACAAGTTTATTTCTGTATACTGGACAAGGTGATCTTACAATTGGTGGGGTTACATATACTGGTGTAGGAAGTATTTTAAATTTCACAAATGTGGAAGAGAGTGCAGATATTGGCGCTAAGAGTGTGTCTATTTCCTTGAGTGGTATACCATCAACAAACCTTTCACTTGCCCTCAGTACGCCTTATCAGGGGAGAGAAGTAACAATTTCTTTTGGTATTAGAGCAGATGGGTTGTTTCTTGCAAATGAGGAGGGTGATTTCATTCTTAGTCAACAAGGACAACTGATTGATATTTCTACAATATCAAATGCAGATGCGACCTCAACTTTGTTTGTGGGGTATATTGATACAATGGATATTCAAGAAGGGCCTGAAACAAGTACAATCACAGTTACCCTTGAGTCAAAGTTATTGGAGTTGGAAAGACAGAGAGTTTTGAGATACACTTCAGCAATTCAAAAAGCTTTGTTTTCTGGTGACAAGGGATTTGATTTTGTGGACAAATTACAAGATAAAACATTTGTGTGGGGAAGAAGTGAAACTAAATGATTGGGAAAACAGGCTTGGTGATTACATAGAAGAGGTACGAAACACCAAGTTTTCATGGGGATTACATGATTGTGTGGTGTTTGCTAATCAATGTATGAGAGTACAAACAGGACATGGATTCTTTGATGATTATATTCCTGATTACAAATCAGCACTCCAAGCCAACAGAACATATAGAAGTATTCTTGTTGATTTGAAAGTACCCAATATAAAAGAAGCATTGGATACAAAATTAAAAAGATTTTATGGATTGATTCCACCAAAAGGAAGTATTGTCTGTAGAGAGGTTGTTCAGAGATTAGAATATGGTATTGGATACAATCTTGGTGTAGCAATAGATCATAGAGCAGGATTTACATCTCATGATGGATTGGTGTTTGAAAAGATAAATACAAAGGATGTATTTTGGACAGTAGACTAAAAACAATTCTTCTTAGTACATCTGCACTGGTGGGATTTACCTTAGTTCCAGAGATGGCAAGTGCTGATCCAGTTACGGCTAGCATCATTGTTTCAAGTGCCGTAAGTGCGGCAACAACTGCTGTTGCAACCAGTACAGCTATTTTTTCACTTCAGACTCTTGGAACTTTTGCTTTCTATAC